AAAATCAACAACCACCTGTTCAGTGCTGGCACTGCAGGTCTGGCGTAAGAAAGGAGATAAGTTATGGCTATTTCTCGTTCACAACTTGTCAAAGAGCTTGAGCCGGGCCTAAACGCTCTGTTCGGCATGGAATATGACCGCTATGAAGATCAACATGCGGAAATATATGAAACTGAAACTTCAGATCGTGCATTTGAAGAGGAGGTGATGCTTGTCGGTTTTGGAAATGCNCCAACTAAATCAGAAGGTGCAGGAGTTGAATTTGACAATGCAAANGAAGCTTTCACAGCGCGTTATACACATGAAACAGTAGCTCTTGCTTTTGCTCTGACAGAAGANGCTATTGAGGATAATTTGTATGACCGTCTTGGTGCTCGTTATACCCGTGCTCTTGCACGTTCTATGGCGCACACTAAGCAAGTTAAAGCTGCTGCAACGCTTAATAATGCGTTTGATAGCAGTTTTGCTGGTGGTGATGGCAAGGAGCTTTGTGCAACTGACCATCCGCTATCTGGTGGTGGTACGTTCCGCAACGAACCTTCNGTTGCAGCAGACTTAAACGAAACCTCGCTTGAGAATGCTCTTATTGACATTTCAACATTTGTTGATGAGCGCAANATGATCATTGCTCTACGTGGCACTAAGTTGATTATTCCACCACAACTGCAATTTGTTGCAGATCGCTTGTTGGAATCAACANTACGTGTCGGAACATCAGACAATGATGTAAACGCAATTCGCAATATGGGTATGGTTCCAGAGGGTTACACAGTTAACCACTTCTTGACAGACCCAGATGCGTTTTTCATCAAAACAGATGCTCCAAATGGATTTAAACATTTTGAGCGTACTCCCATGTCTACAAACATGGAAGCTGATTTTGATACAGGAAACATGCGCTTTAAAGCGCGTGAGCGTTACAGCTTTGGATTTTCTGATCCACGTTGCGTTTTTGGTTCACCCGGAGCGTAAATTGTGCTATACTGAGAATACTGATGGTTTTTTTCATTAGTATCCTCCCTGTTGAACTGGGGCAATCTTACTTGGTTGCCCCTTTCTTTTTGTTTTGTTTTATGTATAGTATAATTATCCCTGACAGTTGCATTGGGCAACTGACACTAGCCACGACAGGAGATACACATGGCTAATTCTACTTTCTCAGGACCAGTGCGTTCTGAAAACGGCTTTAAAAATATTGTTAAAAGTTCNTCCACAGGCGCTCTNACAAGCGAGATGACCATGTCTGTGTANACAGCTACAGTTACTGTAGCTAATGGTGCAACAACAGGTAAGGAATCTGCAATTGGTATTCCATCAAACTTCATACCTATGGCTGTGATGATTGCTGTAACTGGTGCAGCATCAAATAGTGTTACTCTTAATGATATTGGAACAGATGCAGATACTGATGGGTTTGTAGATGGCATATCTGCTGCTGTGAACAGCACAGGATTTAAAGGATTTTTCCCCTGCAATGGCGTCTTAGGTATGTCTGGCGGTACAACAACTGCTGCTACTGCAACAGCAGATGAAGTTGAAATTGTGCTTTCTGGTGATCCCGGCGCTGATACCACTGTTGTTATGAAGTTTATGGGTATTTCAAGCTCCTCAGATGCTTCTTAATTTTTATAAGGAGTAAATGATATGGCTGATGCTGTAGCAACCCAAACGCTCCAAGATGGAGAAAAAGTAGTCGTTCAGAAGTTTACTAATATTTCTGATGGCACAGGTGAATCTGCTGTTGTTAAGGTAGATGTTAGCGCACTTAGCAATAATGCTCGTGGTCAAGCTTGCACTGGTGTTACNATAGAAGAAATATGGTGGCAGTGTATTGGTATGAAAGTACAAATACTGTTTGATGCAAGCACTGATGTTATGGCTATTGANCTTGGAGAAAATCAAAGTGGTAATCATGATTACAGATCCTTTGGTGGCCTNACAAATAACGCAGGNTCTGGNAAAACAGGAGATGTAGCGTTTACCACAGTGGGTCATACAAGCGCAGATACATACACAATCATTCTGTATATGCGGAAAGAGTATGGCTAAACGCTCTGACAAGATGCCAAAGCGCAATAAAAAGAATTTTCGCCCCACAAAGAAAGGGGCGGGAATGACCAANGCTGGTGTAAAAGAATACAGACGTAAAAACCCTGGTTCTAAACTTCAAACCGCAGTTACAACTAAACCCAGCAAGTTAAAAAAGGGATCTAAGGCTGCTAAACGCCGTAAGTCTTTTTGCGCACGTTCAGCGGGTCAGATGAAAAAGTTTCCTAAAGCCGCTAAAGATCCTAATAGTAGGTTAAGACAAGCTCGAAAGCGTTGGAATTGTTAAATGGCAATAGGTCGTAGTCAAATGAGAAAACAAATTACAAAGCCTCCTTCAAAGAAAAAAGATTTGCCGCGAGGTTTAACGTATTTTAAAAAAGGTGGTGCTGCTTCTAAAAAATCTAAAGGCAGTAAAATTTGTCCAGAAGGTAAAGCTTGGGCAAAACGCACTTTTGATACATATCCATCAGCTTATGCAAATCTTGCTGCATCAAAGTATTGTAAAGATCCAAATTATGCTAAAAAAGCAAAAGGCGGTAAGCGTAAAGGTAAGTAATGGCTGATCCTAAAAAGGGAACTGGTAAGAAGCCTAAAAAAAGTGGTCGCAGGCTTTATACGGATGAAAATCCCAAGGACACTGTTTCTATAAAATACGCAACAGAAAAAGATGCTAGAGATACAGTTGCAAAAGTAAAAAAAATAAACAAGCCTTTCGCTAGAAAGATACAAATATTGACAGTCTTAGAGCAAAGAGCAAAAGTAGCTGGAAAGTTAAAACAAGCTCAAATTGCTAAAAAAGGTAAAGAAGCAATTAGAAAAAAGCGCGGTAAATCTAATGGGTGAGCTTAAAAAATGGTTAAAACAAGACTGGGTTCGCATTGGCACTGATGGCGAAATAAAAGGTAAATGCGGTACATCCAAAGATAAAAAGAACCCTGATCGTTGTTTGCCACGAAAGAAGGCTCAAAGTCTTTCAAAAGAAGAACGCGCAAAAACAGCACGTAAGAAAAAATCTGCTGGTAAAAAGGGCAAAACTGTAGTCTCCAACACTAAAAAAGCAAAAGTTCGTAATATGAACAATGGTGGTGTTGTTGAGACAAAATCTAAACGCAAATTTAATGGTAAAAATATTCCCGGCACTGCTGTTGCTAGAGGATGNGGTAAAGTAATGTCTAGTAGAAGAAAGCGCACGAAGGGTGCGGTTAGCCAATCATAAGGAGTTTGTCATGGCTATGAAGAAAAAAGGCTATCGTAACGGTGGCAAAGTTAAAAAAATGATGAAAGGTGGCGCTGCTGGTGGCATGAANAAACCACGCCGCATGATGAAAGGTGGTGCCGCAGGAGGTATGAAAAAGCCTCGCCGTATGATGAAGGGCGGTGCTNCTGGTGGAATGAGAAAGCCACGTATGATGCAAAAAGGTGGAGCAGCAGGCGGCAAAATGACAGTAGCACAGCTTCGTGCGGCTGCTAAAGAAATGGGTTATAAAGTTACTAAGGATTCCCCCAAAAAGAAAAAGTAATGCCATATTTACATAGCAACATTCCTTATTTTAAGGCATGGGTTCGCCGTGAATACACTCATAATCATGAAGAGTATCACGGCGAATTTTTACACGCGATGGTTATCGGTGTAACGAGTATGCCAAACAGATGTCTTAGTTTCCAAGTTATATTCACTGGTAGTGAGGCAGAAGGAGAAGAAGAAGATACTGTTCATGGTGGAGCAATGTGGGCGCGTATGCCCATAACTGCTTTAGTTGCAGACATTCCGTTAGAGGAGTGGCCTGAACCTATGAACACATATGATGCACAACCTTGGGATTGCTCATCATACCATCATGCTGTTTACGTTATGGACAGAGCAACACCCTGTCCTTGGATGGCAAAGATAGATGGTAATTTTTTTCCCGCTAAGTATCTATTTACTGTAGATTATGCGGAATCAGAGATAGCAGACGACCCAGCGCAACATAAACAAAGTCATGTTTTGCAGTTACTTGATGCTGGTAATTGGACAGGTAATGTAGTTGCTTTACCCAATAATCGTGTGCGTGTAACGCATCCTGCTTGGTTTGAAGTCGGGGAGGGTGCGCCTGATTTCAAACCCTCACAACATATACACTATTCAAAAAGCGATTTAGACTATACACTAGATGTAAATCGAATATTTGATAACCTGTATAGTGAGGAAGATAATGGCGGTATCAGGATCAACAGATTTTGAGCTTGATGTAGCTGATTACATCGAAGAAGCCTTTGAGCGTTGTGGTTTAGAGGTTCGCACAGGTTATGACTTAAAAACAGCTAAACGATCTCTTAATCTCATGTTTGCAGATTGGGCAAACAGGGGCTTAAATCAATGGACTATAGAGCAGCGNACTCAAGCATTAACTGCCAATGATGGTGAATATTCTCTTGGTACAGATGTGATTGATATTCTAAGCTTAGTTGTAAGAAGAGATGGCACTGATTTTGCGTTGGACAGGATAAGTCGTGACACGTATTTAAACATTCCTACAAAGACAACGACTGGACGNTCAACGCAATTTTTCTTAGACAGACAAATAACGCCTAATTTAAAATTATGGCCTTTGCCTGAAAATAGTACAGATGTTGTTATTTATGATGCTTTAACAAGATTAGATGATGCTGATACCTATATAGATACTATAGGTGTTCCTTTTAGATTTTACCCATGTTTAGCTGCTGGATTATCTTATTATATAAGCATGAAACGTGCTCCTGATCGTTCTCAGCTTCTGAAGGCCGTTTATGAAGAAGAATTTAATAGAGCGATGGACGAAGATCGTGACCGTGCATCATTTAGAGTTGCCCCTGATTTAAGGAATTATCGCTATGTCTAAGTATGCCTCAGATAGATGGGCATATGGCATTTCAGATCGGTCAGGCTTTCGGTATCGACTTAGAGACATGCGTAAGGAATGGAATGGTCTTTTAGTTGGTAAAGATGAATTTGAGCTAAAGCATCCTCAGTTAGAGCCTTTAAGAGCAAGGCCAGATCCACAGGCTCTTCGTGATCCAAGGCCAGAACAAAACCTTACATCTCAAAGATCAATTCAATATGGGTTTGATCCTGTAGGTTTTCGTGACATAGAGGGTGTAACACCACCTAACAACTTAGTTGCCATAGGTAGTGTAGGCACAGTGACAGTGGTGATATCATGAGTTTTACGCTTGCAGAGTTAAAATCCGCAATACAGGATTATACTGAAAANACAGAGACAACCTTTGTGAACAATTTAAATATATTTATAAAAAATACTGAAGAACGTATTTTAAAAATAGCTCAACTTGAGGTTTTTAGAAAAAATCAGTCCGCAAATTTAACTACTAGTAACAGATTTCTTGCTGCACCTAGTGATTTTCTAGCGCCTTTTAGCTTATCCATTACAAATGGTAGCAACAAAGAGTTTCTTTTGTTTAAGGACGTAAATTTTATACAGTCTTTCAACCCTAATCAATCTACAACTAGTGCTCCTAGATATTANGCTATGTTTGATGTAGATAATTTTATTTTAGGACCCACACCAGATTCTGATTATGCTGTTGAATTGCATTATTTTTATCGCCCAGCNTCTCTTACAGCAGGAGCAGATACTGGCACAACTTGGTTAAGCACAAATGCTTCTGTAGCGTTATTGTACGGATGTTTAATTGAAGCATACACTTTTATGAAAGGTGAAGGGGATCTTGTGCAAAACTACACGCAACGTTTTACTGAGGCTTTATCTCGCGTTAAAAACTTTGGGGAGTCCCAAGAGGTTACAGATGCATATCGAACTGGCCTTATTCTTAGAGAGAAAACATGATACCTGCATTGAAAATNGACATACCTGAAGACTTCAAAGTAGAGGTTCATACAACGAGCAATCGTGGGTTTACTCCTGAAGAAGTGGCTCAAAGATGTGCAAATAAGATTGTATCTGTAGCAGATACCGCACCTCCTGCTATTCGTGATCAGGCACTTGCNTATAAGCGCAATATTACGAAAGTAATNGAGTTTTATTTACGTGAAGCAGTAAAGAGTGATAGAACAACAATATACAACGCAATCAATGACGCAGGGCATCCTGATCTTGCGGAACTTATAAGGAGACTATGACATGTCCTTTTCTGGAAATTTCATGAGTACGACCTTCAAACAGGAACTGCTTCAAGGAATACATAACTTTTTTGCTACCACGACAGATAGCACGGTAGATACTACGAATACAGACGCTACTGTTACGATGGATAGCACAGCAGCAATTCGTGTAGGTCAGAATATCTCTGGCACAGGTATTCCATCTGGTGCTAAAATTGCTTCTATAACAAACGCAACAACGTTTGAAATAAGTGATGCGGCTACTGGNTCTGGAACTAACATTACAGCTACTTTTTCTGGTGATACATACAAGCTTGCTTTATATACAAATGATGCCGTACCCACTGANTTTGGTGCATCTTCTGGCACAACTATGAACGCAGATGTTAAATATTACGCTACAAACAATGAGGTTAGTAGTAGTGGTACAAATTATAGTGCNGGTGGTGGANCTTTAACTAATGTTACNCCTACAACGTCAAGCACAACGGCACTGACTGATTTTGCAGATTTAACCTTTGGAACAGCAACAATTACTGCAAGAGGTGCAATAATTTACAATACATCCAAAGGTTATGTTCCATCTGGATCAACCCCATTGCTTCCAGCAGCAGTTGTTCTTGATTTTGGTGGTAATAAAACCTCTACAGCGGGTGATTTTACAGTTGTTTTTCCAACGGCAGATTCATCGAACGCTATTATTAGAATTGCCTGAGATTTAAGAAATGCCTTCGTCCACTTCATTTGCAGGTTGGGGGAGATCCACTTGGAATGATGGGCCTTGGGGTTCCCCAATTATTAAAGTCTCTGTTGATGGTATTGCAGCAACGGGTTCCGTTGGATCATTAACAGTTATTGCTAAAGCAAATGTGTCTCCTGATGGAACTGTCCCCGGTGCAACTGGCGAAGTAGCTCCTGATTTATCAGTTACTGTTGTTGCAGAGGCAAACATTCCTGTAACGGGGCTTTCAGCGTCTGGAAGTGTAGGCGGTGTAACTGTTGTTGCAAAAGCAAATGTATCGCCAGATGGCGTTGCAGCAACAGGGGCAGTAGCGCCTGATCTATCAGTTACAGTTATTGCGAAAGCAAATGTTTCTCCAAGTGGCACTGTTCCCGGAGCAACTGGACAAGCTGGAGAAATATCTTCTGTTCAAGCAAACGCTGATGTTTCAGTCACAGGTGTTTCTGCAACAACTACAGTTGGTTCGATTACCGTGTGGGGAGCCATTGTTCCAGATCAAAATCCAAGTTATACTCCCGTAACACCATCTTCTACCCCTACTTGGAGTGACGTATCACCGTCTCAAACTCCGGGTTGGGATGACATAGCAGCATAGGAAAGCAAAATGGCTAGTACATATACGCTTAACAACGGAATTGAACTCATAGGCACAGGCGAACAGTCTGGCACATGGGGCAATACGACAAACACAAACCTTGAACTTTTAGATACGGCTCTTGATGGTCAGGTTACAATAACAGCGACTGACGCAGGAAGCACAGGTTCTCCAAATTCATTACCAATTACAGATGGATCGGCTTCAAATGGTCGAAACCGAATGATTATTATTAGAAGCGACACTAATCTTGCAAGCACTGTTTATTTTCAATTAACGCCAAATGATGCAGAAAAAATTGTTTACATTAGAAACAGCTTACACACTCAAGATTTAATTGTGTTTCAAGGCACATATAGCACTTCAAATGATTATCTTATACCTAACGGCAAAACTGCGGTCATATTCTTCGATGGTGGTGGATCGGGTGCAAAGGCAGCAAATGTTCTTAGTGATCTTCAAGTAGATGCGCTGAACGTAGAGACGGATGGTTCAACTACTGAGATTGTTATAGATAATACTGCTACGGATGGTGATCCAATACTAGGTTTTGCTTTAGGTGGCACCAAAACATTCACAATGGGTGT